CTTCTGCCAGAATGTAGGCTGTTGATCTTTAAGCAATTGTGCTTCAGGTGGTATAGTTGTATGAATGTGTGTTGTATCAAAGAACTCTTCTCCTTCCCATTCATCATATATACGTAATCCAAGATTAAGCTCAAACATACCTAACGTCATTTCTGCTCTACCCTTATTACATTTAAATGTTTTCTTAATAAGTGGAATAGCTAGCTTACGCCATGCTTCTGTTTGTTCTGTTGTCAATGTATACACTCTCCAGAACTCTGGTGTGTTCATTGCGTCCTCATAGGTGAGTCCTATCATTTCCATTTGCATAGAGACCAACTTCCTGTTGATCTCTTCTCTTTGTTTTTCTGATCCTGCCATAATATTTTTATATGCCATTAAAATAAACTTAATTGATTAGCGATTATCACTGGTGCTTTCTTACCCTTATAATTAATCTTGTTAACTATAGTGTTAGCTCTCTGTATATAATAAGAATGATTAATATTATCTAGAGAGTGTGTAGGTTGAAGATGATTACATACAGTCATCACCCAATCACCAGCTTCCACTTGTGATACAGATGCAGCGATTGATGCAGAGTCTGCATTCTTTACTTTGAAGAGTTTTTCCCCATCATTTGATACGTAATATCTAATAAGCTTGTTGTAGACTTTAGATCTTCCCTTAGATCTTCCTTCGAAATGGAAATCTCTTGTAGCTCGTTGCCGCATTGCAAAATCATATATATTTCCATGATTGCGAATAGTATCAGCAACATCAGTCCCACTGATGAAATATTGCTCAAGTGCGATAGGTACCACACGAGCAGACTTATTCTTATGAAGCTCAAAATCAGTGAGAAAATCACCTTTCTTCTTGACTGCTCCATTTGTTTTAACTGCAAGGTAATCATTGACTGTTGAGAAGATAATCTTGCTATAATCTGTTCTTTCGAGTTCATATGCTGTTAAAGTTTCCCACCATTCATTAATAGTGTACATCTGTTCGATGTGTGATTTCTTAATCCTAATTGTAACACCGTCTGTATTAGCTGATATAACATGTATACCTGCTAGTTCATACGCTTCAATAAGCATAAGGAGGCTAAGCTCACCAGTAATAGTAGTGAACATAGTATATTGCCTATCGTAGATCCAGGATTGCATATCAGATGATTTACCGTATACAGAATTGACAGCAAGCTTAAGAGCACCGACAATACCAGCAATGCGTTTATCTTTCTTAGCTTGAGGTTTGAGTTCCAAACGTCTATCGAACATCTTCTTATACCCAATAAGAAAAGATTTCCCAAGGTGAGCAGGATATCTGCTATTATTAATGCCAATAGCGGGATAATAACTACTAACATCCCAATCAATAATCTCATATTCCTCATCCGCTTCAAATACCTCAGGTTTATTCTCAGTATGGAGACCACCCTTTGCGAAAGTGTACGTGTTGCCATAAAATTCTATGCTTTCTTTAAAATCGTCATTTAATCCTAACACTAGCTTGTTCATTCTCTTGAGAAAGTCTATTAGCTGAGGTGTCATGAACTTGACGTAGTCAGCTATACAATACTTCACTTTAATCTCCTTACGAAAGAATCCTTTCTTTGGTAGTTCTTTAAGCTCTATATTCTTCTCTTCACAATAATACTTCTTAATCATTTCATCACCAATCTTACTATCAGAATAATTAAGACATGGTATACCAAACTCTGCTTCAATATCTAGCCTTAGCTCGATTTGATTGTTACCCTCATATAATGGGTGCTTAGTATCTCCTGTTGTCACCTTATAGAATTCATAAGTGGCGTAAACATCATTACGACAATATTCTCTTGTGACTGCAATATCTTCTTGAGTCATATTCTCCTTGGTGTAGTGAATAGGCATCTCTTCGATGTTCTCAAGATCCATCTCAAACTCTAGTCTCTTCAGGCTAACCATACGATTCTTATTGTCGTAATGATTAATCTTAAATAGATCTATTTGTTTAAGGGTGAGTGCATCTTCTCTGTATTCAGCAAATACATCATAGTTAGCATCATGTATTACATCTTGGGCTTTCTGTGCTATCTTAGCACATAGTTCTAAACGTGGTACATCATGCCAGTAATCATAACTACGAATAATCCACTCAACTATTTGACTATCGAAGCGTAGGTTGTTATATCCCACCCAATAATAATCTTTATGCTTACTTATGTAGTTCATGAATGCATCAAGACTGTAATGCCATCTGCTCACCATGAACTCTCTACTGGTGTCCTCTTCAGGATTGTAGATGTTAATGAGGAATAACTCCTCCATTGTCTCGATGTCGTATATTAATACTTTCATTTCTTTGTTGTTCTATCAATAAACCAAATAGCTATTCTCATAATAAAGACAACTATCTTAAATGTAAAGTCTTCGAACCATCTCATGAGTACGTAGTTAAAAAAGGGAGCACATTACATGCCCCCATTATGATTAGTATTCTAATGCAGTCCTAGTACGATTAGTAGGTATATTTTTAATACCATACTTCTTCAAGAACTCCTGCTTCCTATGTGTGTAAGATAGCTCCAGTTCTTTTCTGTGTTGTGCAATAGCTACAGCTACTGTGGTATTGATATCTATATGTACCTCTTTACCGTTCTCTATTATTATCATATCTCTATTTCTAATGTTTTAAGAATCTCTGCTCCTTTATAAGCACGAGGTTTGATATCTGCTCTACCATATACATTGATCTCACCACTAGATGATCTACTGATGTTGATATATATCTTACGAGATTTCTCTTTTAAGAATAAATCAAGACCATTAGTCTCACCTTCTGTGTATTTACCATCAATAGACCAACTGTAACCTGTAGTGCCCACCCATCCAATGATAGCTGATTCACCCATTGTTTCATTGATGGCAGCGATTACCACCTTACTACCTGCACGTGTAATTACTTCGTAACCATGTGTGCTGTACTGTTCTAAATTAAAGTTTTGCTTTTTCATTTGGTTTAATTATTAAAAGATTTGTTTTTAATTACATTAACTTTTACGGTTGTGAAGTTAAGGATATCCATCCTGTTAGAATGTATTTACTCTGTGTATGACTAACTTGTCCACGGTGTGTGTGAGTCCAATCAGCAGGGAAGAATAATAACTTACCTTGTTCTGCTGGTTCTATATGTTTTTGAAACATAAACTCTGTACCACCGTCTTCAACATCATTCAGATATACCATCCATACAAATAGCCTAATCTTTTCTTCTGTCGACTCATAATGCCAAGCTTTAAAGCCTTGGTTTGGTAGATATCTTTGAATATTATATCCATCAACTTCTACTGTAGTGTTTAAGAATATAGGAAACTTATCCATATATCTATACATCTCATCAACCATCTTATCAACAATATCAGTGAGTCTATCACCATACAATCTATCAACTATATTCTTAGTGTCATGATATACATAAAAGTCTGATGAGTGTTTAACATCGTGGTTTATTCCTCCACCAATGTATCCATCAATTGCATATCTATCATTAGCCTCAAATATGTTAATAATCTCCTCACATTCTTGTTTAGTGAGGAGATCTTTTCTGTGTATGAAATCTACTAGTTCCATTGTTATTTAATTATCGTCTCCATCATATCCATCCTCCATGATATTAATACCCTCCATTAGTTCATCATTGGTTATCCAATCAGGTAATGGCGTACCTTTAGATACATGCTTATCGTTGTATGTCATTAGTCTGACTTCTTCGATGTCTGTATCTTCGTACGGTGGATTATAATAATCACCTAGATCATATGAATGTATCCAATTTACTTTAACTTCACACCATTCATCATCTATTGTAGGATGATAGCATGTTACGTATGAATGTCCTGTTATCTGTGTCATAGTAATGATAAACATATTAAAAATACAATAATACATAAAACTGACCAGAATGTAACATCAGCTGATAAATCACTTGACGACTTTTTCTTTCCTTGATCTCTCATCGTTTCTCTATAAGTCTACCATGTGATGTATATTTACCCTTCTCCATGTTATCAACATAGATGTCTTCGCTTGTAATGATTCCAAATTCTTTATATTTAATTGTACTAGCATGTATCTCAGACTTACCTTCTATTCTAGCTGTAGTTACATACACAAATATAAATAATATAAATCCTATAATCATTACGATTAAAGATGCAATCCATGACCACATCTCTAATTTCTTTCGTAACTCTAATGATATCACTAGTCTAATAGTTTAGATGCTAAACTACGTCCCACTTGATCTTCAGGATTCTTACGACCACGCTCTTGTGCTACAGAAATCTCCACCTCTGTAAATAGATATGAAGCATAGTTACTGCTATTCTTTAACATTACAGCATAATATTTATCATTAGCTGATTTCTTCTTGTTCTGGTTCTTAACTTGAACAAGGTTACCCACTCTAGTTTTAATCATATTTATTTGGTTTAATTATTAATTCAGTTAATGTATGTTTTGATCCTAATACTTTAGGAACACTATTAAATGCTAAACACCATCTATCTTCAGTTGTAGCCATGTTTGGTACACCATGTGGTAGATAGCTAGGAAATAATAATATCTCATTGTTAGCTACAGGAACGGTAGAAACAGTTTGAGCATATGGATTACCTTTTAATAAATTAGGATTAACATCTGGTTCTAATCTATACACTGTTGCTCTATCTACATTAGCCTTATAAAACTTAATGAGTGTATTATTATCTGGTACATCCATGTAATACACACCTGAAATTACAGAATTATGATGATAATGTACATGTGTACCACCACCATTTATATTTCTGTTAACCCAACTCTGTGTTATCATGATGTCACCTTCAATAGCTAACCCATGTACATAGAAATCTTTAACCTCTTTCTCAATATAAGCTTTAAGTATTTCCATACCTAGTAAGTCTAGACAATATGACTCTACTGATTTAAAATGGTTTGCATCAGCTTTAAGATCATTACCATACACTGGTTCCATCTTAAGCTGTTTTAATTTCCATATTTCATCTTTAAAATACTCCTGCACTCTAACTCTGAGCACAGGAGTAGGAAATAAACTTATTATTTCTAAGTTTTCCATTTACTTTAAATTAACTTTTTTAATCTCTCTAATAACAGTTAACTCATACACTGGTGTTTCTTCTTTTCTAGACTTGTTTCTATAAAAGTGAACATTAACAGTGGGTGATTTAACATCTCTAAGCTCTTGTAATGATACATCACCATATGAGCCAAACTCTTTAACAAATACCCTCATCTTATTATTGATTTTAATTATTGGTTTAAATCCTCTTCAATATAATCCCACTCATCATATATATTACTCATAAATGTAAC